TATTATGGTGTGTACAATCCAATATGCGGAGTCCTTTGACTTGGACTCGTGCAAAACCTCTTACTTCCTGGGGTATGATCTTACGGTGGATCAGAATGAACAGGCTGAAGGGCGCACCCGTAGGGCTATCTCAGCACATGAATTCGTTACCTGGGGTTATATTAAGACCAATACCTCAGTAGACCAACACTTCCTCCAAAAGCTAGGCGACGATGCTAACAACGTCAATCTCATTATGGGGCGTTCAGAGGAGTATATACGCATGGTAATGCGTGGAATACAAGATGAATAGTTTTGCAGGACCAGGGCGTAACACACACTGAGGGTGCACTCCAAACCCCCTCAAACCATCCCGCTCTGGTCCTGCTCTTTTGAGGAGAATGACATGAATAACATTTTATTAATCATCTGGCACGGTGTACTATTCTTTCTAAAGTGGTACACCATTTTCTTTGCGGTTGTTGCCGCACTCAGTTTGTCACTGGCTTTCTTTGACAAACGATTGAAACGCGCACCCATTATGGTTGCTCTATGGTGGGGTTTCGGGCTAATCAAAATAACTACCATGCTCTCAGGATTCGTTGTCGGGCCAATACTATACTTCTATCGACTTCAACCCTATGATAGCTTACCGTTCTGGACGCGCCCATATGCAAATCCAGAAGACTGGCTTGGGCAGCAAAATCATTACAAAGACGGACTGCCGAAGTGGTGGTATCTGGAAGAAGGCACAGGTTTCAAATCGTGGTACCGCTACAACGTGATACGCAATCCGGCTAATGGGCTACGGTCCTTTGAGCTGCTGGATTTGGATATTGTCCCGGAGCAGGTGAACTTCATTCGCTCCAAGAATTTTTCTAAGGTCAGATACGATATACCGGCCATTCGTGACGCCGAGGGTGACACAGTTTGGTACTTCGCGTGGCAGGGGCTGCAAGCTGGCTGTAAGGTAGTCCATATTTGGAGTGACAAAAAGCACCTAGATATAAAGTTCGGGTGGAGGGTTGAACCCAGTGACCAAGACCCTTTGTACCATCACGGCATAGGTAGCAATGATGCCAGTTTCGCGTCCAAGTTCCTTTTCAACAGGGATGGTTAAGTGAGCCCCGAAAAGTAATTTTAGGGCAACTCTTGAAAGCACCATCGATGACCATATATAATATTTTATATTGTATGGTATTGTAAAGAATAGATAAGGGTAGGCATGCGCAAGGCAGTTATACGTACTAGTGATCGTGGCTCATTCAAACGATGTCGCCGTAAATGGGGATGGGGTAGTGGACTCAAGCAGAACCTCCGTGTCAAAGATACGCCCTCATACTTCTGGATCGGTACTGGTGGCCACTTCGCAATGGAAGATTGGCATGGATACAATTACTTCGGCCATCCAGTTGAAGCATTCAATGCCTACGTAACGGCCTGCAAGAGGTTCCACCGCAAGTATAAGTTCGGTCTTCCCGACGATTGGGAGGAGCAAACAACCCTTGCTCAAGGGGTTCTCGAGCATTATCTTATCTGGTCCGAGCATCGTGAACATTACCCGACAGTTTGGATCGACGGTGCACCACAAGTTGAAATCCGCTGTGAGATCGAACTCCCTATAGATCCACCTCCCGGTTTTGATATCGTTGTATATCAGCTCACCCTCGACCGTCTAGTTGAAGTACAAGGTGAGTTCTGGATCCAGGATTGGAAGTTCTATAAGCAGTTTGGCCAAGGTAATCTAGCGTTTGATCAACAGATGTCCGCATACATATGGGGTGCACAAGCAATCTTTGAGAAACCCATAGCTGGTGCGATCCTGCATGAATTCGTCAAGAAAGTTCCAGGGGCTCCGCGAATATTGTCCTCAGGAAAGATATCCCATGCTAAGGACCAATCTACTACCCATCGGATGTATCGTGAAGCACTCGTTGATATGTATGGAACCGTAGAGAAGGCCCCAGTAGCAAATGTAAGATGCCTTAATGAAATGGCACACATGGAGTCTCCGGACCGCGATAATTACATCAAGCGGACAATGACACGACGTACTCTACTGCAGCAAGAAGCACAAGGAAGCATGATCCTGCTAGAAGCACAAGACATGTGTAACCCAAATTTACCTCTTTATCCTAATCCTACGCGTGATTGCTCGTGGGATTGCTCACATCAAGATATATGTCTCATGGTTGACCGCGATGATGATTGGTCGTCGTTACTTGAGGAAACAACTATATCCGACAACCAAGACCATGAAGAATGGCGTGATTATTTAGTATTGCCTTAAGGAGCACACAATGGCCAACCAGCCAGGCACCACAGCAGTAAAGACAGCAGTTCGACCCGCAGCATTTCGGGTTGAATCCACACAGCGTAGAGAGCGCTACCTCAAACTTCTGGTCTACGGCAATTATGGTGTAGGCAAGACATATCTCGCAGGCACAGCATCAATCGTTGAGTCAATGCAGGATGTATTGATGATCAACGCAGAAGCTGGTGACCTATCTTTGGATGGGTTCGAAAATGTTGATCAGATCACCGTACGGGACTTTGCAACACTTGGACGTATCAATGAGTTCCTGAAGCAGCATTGTGTAGCCCGCGATGCCGGTGATACCGAGAGGCTCAAAGAACTAGAAAGCGCAGTTACAGGCGAGGAAATCGAAGACATTAAGGAACCTAAGCAGTACTATACAGTTATCTTGGATAGCCTTACCGAGATTGAGGCTTATTGCTTTAATCAACTCCTTGGGATCACGGATACCACCCGATTGGATGAAGACCCTGAATCTGCGGAGTGGACTGAATACAAGAAGAACCATACCATGATGCTGAGGGTCGTACGTGCTTTTCGTGACTTACCAATGCACGTTATCTTTACTGCATCGGAACAATTCCAACAGGATGAGAACAAGCGTTACAAATTCTCTCCGGACCTCACAGGTAAGCTATCGAAGAAGATCCAAGGCTTTATGGATATGGTCGGTTACCTTGCTATCGGCAAGGATGGAGAGAAGACCATCCGTCGCCTTTACGTGTCACCAAGCCCTGTGGGTAAGTATGATGCTAAGCATCGATACTCGGCATTCAAGGGAGAGTTCTTCCTGAATCCTTCAATTAAGTCCATACTCTATGAAACCGGTTTGGCCAATAAGGATGGAACACCAATCAAATGAACAATGTCGGTGTAGCTCGAATGGTTAGAGCGCCCAGCCCTGAGACCTGGGAGGTAGTGGGTTCAATTCCCTCCGCCGACTACAGTATTTAATGTGAGTCCGTAGCTGACTGGACTTAAAACTCATTCAGCACTTAACCAAAACTAACCCAACGTGGTAAAATACCACAGGAGATACAAAATGTCAGAAGTAGACTTTTCACCAGGTGACGACCTTACAGTAGATTTTGGGGCTGTAGAAGACACAGCGTTTGAGGCTCTTCCGAAAGGAATGTACCCTTGCACCATCGCAGAATGCGAATTCACCTACAGCCAAAGCAAAGGTAACCCAATGTGGACGCTGCAGTTGGAAGTAAGCGAAGGTGAGTACGCGGGACGCAAGTTGTTTAATCACCTCGTGTTCGCGGGTGCTGGACTTGGAATCACGAAGCAGAATCTGGGTCGCATCAAACCAGAACTGTTAGAGGCTCCTTTCTCACCTGACGATCAGGAAGTAATTGCGGGTATGCTTGGCTTGGCGGTTAATGCTAAGGTCACAGTCCGTAAGTACGAAGGTGAAGATCGTAACAATGTACAGGGTCTTTTCCCTGGTGGTGGTGACGGCTTCGTATAAGTCGTTATTAGTGATGGGATCCACTCCGAATCCATATGAGGTAGTACAAAACCTTGTTGAACAAGGGTGGATCCCCTTACGCCAGTTAGCGGTCCTGCTGGGCTATAAGGATCCTCGAGGGATCTATCCACGGCAAAAAGGGCCCAATTCAATTCCAACCATCCAGATCGGCGGCATTATTCGTGCATACACAGACGATGTAGTGACTGCCCTGGAGGGTGTTAAGGAAAACAAACGGGATGAAGCGCAAGTATATCTAGCGTTGATCCGCACTGCTACAGCCGAACGAAAACGAAAGGAGAAGCACCATGCCTAAGGCATACGTCTTATTATCAGGAGGTGTTGATTCATCAACATGCCTCGCAATGGCCCACGCACTATTTGAAGGGAGCGTTTGTGGCATAGCTATTGATTATGGTCAGCGACACTCCAAAGAGCTTGATGCTGCGCGTAAGATAGCAAGGCACTTCGATACTCAATTCATGGTAAAGGATCTCAGAGGGCTCATAGGCATAGGAGGGTTAACAGACACTTCTCTAGAGATCCCGCACGTGTCCTATGACGAGCTACCTGAAGGTGTATCCCCTACATATGTCCCCTTTCGCAATGGCCTAATGTTAAGCCTCATAACCTCGATTGCTAGCGCAGATCCTGAAGCAGTAGCAGTTTACTATGGCGCACACGCTGAGGATGCAGAGAACGATGCATACCCAGATTGTTCATTACCATTCATCGACCATATGGCTCAAGCAATCTGGATCGGGACATACGGTCGTATTTCACTAAATGCCCCACTAGGGACTCTAACAAAGGCTAGTGTCGTGCTCACAGGCGATCGATTAGGAGTACCCTGGGAGCTTACGTGGTCATGCTATGAAGGCCGAAAGGATCATTGTGGTGTATGTCCTACTTGTCGTGCACGTATCCTAGCATTTAAGGATGCTGCGATTATTGACCCCACAGTATACACCATTGATAGGAGCGATGACGATGACTGCCAAAACTACATATGCTGAGTACGTCGAGTTCCTAGCCAACAACAAGTGGTATACACACGCCGACAACAATGACACGGGTGAACTAGCATATCATGCTTTAGGGCTCGCAGGTGAAGGGGGTGAGTTCGTCGACCTCGTCAAGAAGGTAGTTCGCGACAGTGGCTATGAGTATCCTATGGGCCTTTTAACTGATGACCTAAGAATGCGTCTTATGGGTGAGCTAGGCGATGTATTCTGGTACTTCACACAGCTATGCACGATGTTAGGGGTCACACACGACCAACTCATGTCACTAAATATGGCTAAGCTTAAGGAGCGAGAGGCTAAAGGGGGTCGTCAACATGTACGTTAGCACTAAGAGGTATGATCATGGCGCAGGTTTCAGTTTTGCATATAGGCAATGGAAGGCCGACTCGCATTGTCGGTTCATCCATGGATACTCTCTGGCATTCGACTTTGAGTTTGAATCTGAAACCCTGGATGTTCGAAACTGGGTATGTGACTTTGGTGGTTTTCGTACGCTTAAGGCATTCCTTGAAGAGTATTTCGATCACACGCTTCTGGTCAGCACAGATGATCCTGAGTTGGAATTCTTTAAGGAGATTCATAACAGGGGCCTTGCTCAAGTGCGAGAGATCGAAAAAACCGGCTGCGAAGGAATCGCTGAGTTTCTCTTCTGGTACATGAACGAAGTATGGCTCCCGGAGAATGGATACGACTACATAGAAACTGGAGTGTTCTGTCGTAAAGTGCATGTACATGAGACACCATTGAACTCTGCCTATGTGAAACACACACCACGCTCTTGGGCACAATTCAAGGAGAAGGATAATGCCAACTAAAGATGCTACAGTACGTGTTGCATGTGTGGTAATGCCCGATGGCTCAGTGCAATACACAACTAAAGGGACTACCAGTATTAATGCAGCCGTAAAAAACTGGCATGCAGCTCTCCCCGACGATTTGCGCAAGGAACATGAGGATAAGAAGACTGGTGGTGGTGTAGTTGTATGTACAATGTTGGCTCGTGACTTTATGGCCATCCCAAAGGTATTTAAGCCATGAGTGAAGGCAAAATCCAGATAATGGAACTCTTTGGCCCTACGATACAAGGCGAGGGAATCATGTCAGGGACTGTAACCCACTTCTTACGCACAGGTGGTTGTGGGTTGCGATGTTCTTGGTGTGATTCCCTTTTCTCCGTCCTACCAGAGGAAATCGCTAAACACAGAAGCCTAATGACCACAGGGGAGATCCTCACGGCCATCGCAGCTCTACCATGCGCGCCCTATATCACCTTTACAGGTGGTGATCCTGCAATTCAAGATCGCCTAGGAGATATGATCTATACCTTGAACGATATGGGCATGCGCGTAGCAGTGGAAACCCAAGGGGTGTTCTTCCCTATGTGGCTCAGGAAATGCGATGTGCTTACATTCTCACCTAAGGGTCCAAGCTCTGGTAATGTAGTTGATCCCCAAGGGTTAATGAAGTTCCTACAAGAGTTAGGCCCAAAGCGTGCGTTGAAGGTATGCATTAAGATTGTGGTCTTTGATGAGGAGGACTTTGCTTATGCAATGACCCTATACCGTCTAATACCTCCATCCCTCTATGATGCATTCTACTTCACAGCAGGTACACCGCCCTACGAAGGTATGGATGAAGAAGCTGCAATAGCGCGTGTCGCAGGTATCTTACAGAACCAATCGGCGTTAGCAGACATGATGCTTAAGAGTGACATGTGCTTTAACGAGAGAACACACATTGGGTGCCAGCAACATGTATTGCTCTGGCCTCATGCAGACAAGGGAGTATGATTGAATGAACGACGCACAAATAATTAGTGCTAGGGCCCAAATCAACACGGCCCTCAAGTTAGTAGGGTTAGATACCGAAGCCGATGAAAACTTCAAAGGGACGCCCAATCGGTGGCTCAAGTATTTACTCTCATACACCCAGCCATATGATGGGGCGGTAGACCTAGCAGTCACGTTCCCTAGCGCTCGTGCAGGTGATGATATTTATGATCGTGCAATGGTGGTTCAAGTCGGGATCCCATATCGTGCGGTATGTGCTCATCACCTCCTCCCAGTACTAGGGACTGCCCATGTCGGGTACATACCTAAAGACCGTGTTGTTGGCCTTAGTAAGCTATCCCGGCTCGTATATGGAATTAGTCACGCATTACCATCGCTCCAGGAGGATGTATGTGACGCTATCACCGAAGCCCTCATGAAGCATTTAGAGCCTGTAGGTGCTATGTGCATCATATCCGCAGAACATGGATGTATGGCAGCACGAGGTGTTGAGGAAGCAAGCGGCTGCGTTGATACGGTCACTTCGTCCGTCAAAGGGGTATTCCAAACGGATGAAGCAGCCAGGTTTGAATTCTACGAACTGACTAAGCAACGGCGTTAAAAAGAGGATCTTGAAAGACCATCGAGGGTCCCTATATAATATATTAATGAGTGCTTAAATAAAAGGAATTGCATCATGGCTCGATACTCACCCATAGCCCCCGTACACATCCTACAGGAGCTCTTAAAGCAAAAGCAACTCTCCGGCTATCTATTGCTTTTAGCCCATGATGTATTAGCTCACCCTGATGAGTACCAACAGCTTGAGTCCGATATGTATGAGCAGAACCTGGACACCTTTGTCATCATGGACAATGGAGTTATTGAGAGAGGTGCACCGGTAGAATTATCGGAACTCCTAGAGGCTGCAAATCTAGTAGATGCGGATGTAGTTGTTGGTCCCGATGTAATAGGTGATCTATATGCCACACGGCGTTTAATGAATGAACAAGCTAATACCATTCGTATGGACTATCCTATCATGTTTATCCCACAGGGGCGCAATGAATTTGATCTACATGCCTGCTGTGAGTTCTATGCCAATACCTACGAGGAAATACGTAGCGAGCCTCTTACGTCTTATTGGGGTGTACCTCGATGGATTGCTAATGAACTAGGGTCAAGACGCCCAATGATTGATATCATCCGAAGATATGATCCTTATGCATGCATCCACCTCCTAGGGATGTCAAAGAATATATCCGACGATCTCATGTGTAGCCAGCTGATGGGGGTTATTGGGATTGATTCAGCTAATCCCTTAGTAATGGCACACAATAATAGAGTTATGGGAGGTGCGGACTACGTGCACTTTGATCGAGGCAATTATTGGGCTGATGCAAAAGTATCAAGCATAATGCAGCACAACATCGAGTGGATCACTCATGCAGTCAGTAGTTAGCCATGAGCGTCAAGTAGGCTGTCTTGGGTGCCCATTTGGTGGCCCCAAGGTAGGCTCCAAAGGTGATCCTAAATCGCCCATAGTCTTTGTGGCTGAGTCTCCCGGTGTTGAGGAAGTTAAGCAGCGTACACCTCTGGTAGGGCAGTCCGGCAAGATTTTTCATAGCTTTGTACCTGAAGGTGGGATTGATACACCTTACATCCTTAATGCTATGGAATGTAGGCCTCTAGGATCTCTAAAGTCGGAACCTAGGATGAATGAAGCAGCGATGTGCTGTAGAGATCACCTACTCCAAAAGATCACCGCCCATCCCCGTAGGCTCATCATTGCTATGGGGAATCCAGCAGTACGCAGTCTTACCGGCGATTTCTCTAAGAAGATCACGCAGATCCGCGGTAGACTCATTCCATCATATTTAGCGGAGTTAGGTATCTTTCCAATGGTACACATAGCTGCGCTAATGCGAGGTACTGGATCTTGGCGTCAATGGAAACAAGACATACAGTATGCTATGGAGCTGGGCAATGGAGCTGACCCGAGACCATATGTACCCGCTGAAGTTCAAGTTATCCCTGATGATGTTGATCAGGTTTATGTAGATTATCTCTTTGAACAAATCCTCTGGAACTCTAATGAACCTACCTGTGATATTGAAACCACTGGCTTTTCACACGTCCGTGACCGCATTTTATCGATTGGCATTACTCCCGGGAATGACACTGCAATCAGCTATTGCTTCTATCCAATTCACCTCCCGCTCATCAAGGCGTATCTGGAAAGTGAAAGTATCAAGTGGTGCTGGCACAACGGCAAGTTTGACGTCAAGTTCCTCAGAGCTGCGGGTGCACGGGCTCGCGTTGATGACGACACGATGCTCATGTCGTATACCTTGGATGAGCAAGGTGGAGTTCACGACCTCGAGACAGTTAGTGCCGACGTGCTCAATGCACCAGACTACAAATTTATGATTCAACCCTACTTGCCTAATAAGCAGGCGAGTTACGAACTTGTACCAAAAGATGTCCTCGCAGAATACCAAGCATTCGATACAGCTAATACAGCCCGCATACGTACTATCTATCGTGAGCGGATAAAGCAAGACCCTATACTCAACAAACTCTACACCAACACCTTGATCCCAGCAAGTGAGATGCTCACACAGGTAGAGATGAATGGTATATGTACTGATCCTGAGAGGCTTGAGGATAATGAGATATACTTTGCGGACATGAAGGGCAGCATTAACGACCAGATCAACGAGATGATTGGGTACGAGATTAACCCAGGATCACCAAAGCAGATCAAGGAACTTCTCTTTCGCAGGATGAAGCTCCCAAACAGGAAGAAAGGTAGCACTGATGAAAAGGTCATCAAGTGGCTCCAGGAGAAGACAGAACACCCTATATTCGCCCTTATCCTAAAGCATCGCAAGGCTGTAAAGATGTATGGGACTTACGTACGAGGTATTAGTAGACATGTTATTCCTGAAACTAACCGATTACATGCGACGTTTCTTATACATGGTACTCGTACTGGTCGCTTGGCTGCTAGAGATCCTAACCTGCAGAATCCGCCTCGTGATCCTCAAATTCGAGGGACTTTTGTTGCGGCTCCGGGATATGAGCTTGTCGAGGTGGATCTCTCTCAGGCTGAATTACGTTCTCTGGCGGCGTTATCGGGTGATCCTGCATTATGTGAAGTCTTCCTCTCGGGAGGCTCTCCACATAAGGATCTTGCTATATACCTATCTAGCAACGGTACCTTCCCCGCCGATTGGGAACAGAGGTATGCGGCGTATAATAAAGATCCTGCGAATCCCATCCACCTTCCAGCTAAAGAGGAATACACCAAATGCAAGAATGTGAACTTCGGCATTATGTATGGAATCTCGCCTTTCGGCTTGATGGGTGAGATCAATGATACAAAGGAAGTAGCAACACAGATGCTCGATGGTTGGTATGAACGCTACCCAATAGCTGCAGAGTTCATTCAGAAGTGCAGGATGACACCTCAGCGGAACCAAATCATAACTACCTGCTTTGGGCGTAAAAAACGCTTGGGGCTCGTATCACGCGGCAACCTAAACTTCCTGCAGAATGAAGCCGCTAACTTCCCACATCAAAGCATTGCCTCAGACATTACCCTTGTGACCGCTATTCGGTGTGAGCCAGTATTACGCTCCTGGGGTGTTAGGATTGTTAACTTGATACATGATTCAATCCTCATGGAAGTACCAATAACATACCAGGACGAGACCCGGGGTAGAGCAATTCGCCTTGTGGGACGAGAAATGCGGCAAGTACCAATAGATTACGGGATCGAAAGAGTACCTTTCCTCACTGATGCAGAATTTGGGCATCGATGGGGTTCACTGTTAGGAGTATAGATGAAGAAGCGGCGATTAGAAAAGGTAATAGCAGCCTACTGGGAAGTGGGGACAGCCGTAAGGCACCCTACAGCACCAGCATTATCATGCAGCGATGCACTAAAGCTATTGAACCAGCAAGATAGACTCATCCCAGAGGCTTCGGAAGCGAAGCTCCTAGATGAGATGCACACACTCAAATATGACATAATCGAAGGGAACTCAGAATGGCGGAGCAGCGACAAGCAACAGGTACGAGGTTTTCAATTGATCCAATTCACGAGGAACTAGATGTTTATCATAGTGATCAAGTCCTTACCCTTGACATCTGGCGATCAAAGTACCATTATGGAGATGAGGATCACCCCCATGATAGCTGCCGGCGTGTTGTGGAAGGAGTTTACGCGAAAGATCCATCACGGGAAGCAAAGCGAGATGCACTTGAAGCAATGCAAAAAGGCCTCTGGATACCTGCTGGTAGGATCCAAGCTGGAGCAGGTACACCTAACATCGTTACCCTCCTCAATTGTTACATGTGCCAAGAGATTGACGACTCTATGTCCGGTATCGCTGATGCTCTCCGGGACGCAATGCTTACAATGCAACAAGGCGGCGGAATTGGAATGAACTTCTCAAGTCTCCGTCCATCGGGGGCTTATCTTCGTAGAACAGCAGCAGTAGCATCAGGACCCCTTCCATTTATGGAAATGTGGGACTCCATGTGTAAGACCATCATGTCTGCGGGCTCTCGACGCGGTGCAATGATGGCTGTGATGTCTGATGAACATCCAGACCTTATTGACTTTATCAAGGCCAAACAGAAACCTGGACACCTAACCAACTTTAATGTGTCCGTGCTGATAAGCGACGCATTCATGGATGCAGTAAAGGAAGATGAAGAATGGTTCCTTGGCTTTAATGTCCCCAGAGCCGACGGTAAGCATCTCTTTGTTACAGAGCGCGATGATCGTGGGGACGTGGAGCAATGGTATGCCTATTCCAGATGGAAGGCCCGCGATCTCTGGGATCTTATTATTAGGAACACGTATGAATGGTCCGAACCAGGAGTCATATTTATTGATAGGGTCAATCGACGCAATAACCTGCAATACTGTGAAACAATCACTGGCACCAACCCATGCGGTGAGCAACCATTGCCACCCAACGGATGCTGCAACCTAGGGGCTGTTAATCTTGCTCGTATGGTGCAGATCCCATTTACACCGCAGGCTTCATTTGATCTTATCCTCCTAGCCGACATCATACGTACTGGAACAAGATTCTTGG